TAGTTAATCTATCAGGAGGTGGAGTAGATCTTTCAATCGATTTCTTTTCTTCTACCACTTCTGGAGTGATATTAAAAGTTTTATCCAAATTGTCTTTTGTCATAATTTATAACCAACTCTCAGTACTGCCATCAAATCCAAAGTCATCACCTACCTCAATAGATGCATTATCAGCAGTTGTAATGGATTTAACTGCAGTTCCCTTAATATGAGATACTGCTGTAGTAGAATCTTGTCCTCTCTTTATTATTAACTGATTACCCTCTTTTGAAACAACTAGAACTTCTTCTCCACCAATATCGAGATATAAGTTCTCAGTAGATGATACTGCAGGTATCTTAGAACCATCATCTACTGTAATATCAGTGTCACCTAATGTGATGTTCTCTGATAGGTTGGTAAGAACAATACCAGTGTAGTTCTTGATTGCTCTTGGAGTAACAGAGTATGTGATATCTCTAGTAGCAGATTTAGCACCACCAGCAATATATGTAACAGAAGACTTCTTGATGATATCCTTTGTAGCATCGGCAACTGGTCCGAATAGATATGTCTTTGCAGTAAATCTTAGTGTATAAAGAAGAACTCTTCTCTTATCAAAGTCTCCTTCATAATCATCTTGCATTGTAATATTTTCCAATACAATTGGTATATCTCTCTTTTCTTTTATAGTCTCAACTAATTCAACAGTTACATTATATGCAGGTTGGAAATATGGAAGAATCTGTTCTGTAATTTGAAGTGCATCATCATTCACCTTACACATAATACTTAATTCAAATTGCATATTATATGGAACTGGCATATATGACTTTTTAACATCACTTCCGTCAGTAGGATCTTTAACAATAAATTGCTGAGTAGTAGTTACCTTTCTTGATGGATCATAAGTAAGACCAGTAAACTCAAACGACATCCTCGGTAGAGTAATGGCAGTAGACTTATTCAAGTCAGGCGATTGCTCTAATCTTGCTAAGAACTTCTGAGTAGGACCATACGCCAAAGGAACCCTTATCGTCGAATCGGTTTGCTTAACAGTAATGCCGTTAAACAAAGTACCAAACGCAATAATGGTTCTTCTCAGAATTTCGTTATAAAAATATTCAAACATTGTTATAGTCCTGGTATATTATTTAGGGAGTACCAAATGGGTTCTGTTCAGTAAAGTCTAATATCTTATCTGCTTCATCTTCTATATTAGTATTGTCAGCAAATCCATCATCAGTAGGTTCTTCATCTACTATGCGTAATGCATGTGATGCCTTAGATACAGATCCAACTATATTTTCTCCAATACTAAATGCACCAGAGATTGAAGATACCTCTAAAATATTTGTTATAGAGTCCCAAGTTCTAACTCTTCCTGTAGCACCACTTACTGAACCTGTTACGGTTTCATTGAATATGTAATTACCTGAAGAATCTAATGAAGGATTAGATATTGTTATATTTGGTATCTGAGTATAACCAGCACCAGCATTGGTGATATTAATAGCAGTAATACTACCACCAGAACTCAAGACTGCATGTGCTGTAGCAGTAGTTCCAACTCCTGCTGGACCTGCTATCGTAACAGTTGGTGAGGTTGTAAATCCACCACCACCTGATGTTACAGTGATAACTCCAACTAATCCATTACCAATATATGCAGTTGCTGCTGCACCTGCTCCACCGCCTCCAGTAACTTGTACAAGAGGTGCAACAGTATATCCAGAACCTGGATTAACTAAATCTATATTTTGAACAGATTTAGCATTTGCATTTACATTTAAATTACATACCTGAATACCACCAATCATCCTTGTAGTGGCAATACCAGTTACTCCACCTGAAGGTGCAGATGAGAATCCTATAGTAGGACTGTGGAGGTATCCACCGCCCCTGTCGGTGATTTGTACGAATCTTATACCACCAGTAGATATAATACTTGTTTCTGCTGCTGCAGTCGATCCTGTGCCGACTAGAGTGAATGTTTGAGTTGGTCCTAAGATAGTTGGAATACCATCCTCTGTAATCCCATCAGCATTATCTCCAGTTAACTCATCATCAATCTCAGCAATGCCAGTATCAATAACTTCATCTCCATAACGGAAGAGTTCACATCTCAATTCATAAACATATGTTTTTTGAAGTTGATAGAAAGGTTTTTCGTGTTCAACAAACTTAATCTCAAATAATCTATCACCTAATGGGAAATAGATTAAATCACCTTCTTTTGGTCTAGTGGATAATTTTACATCTGCCTCATTCTTCATCAAAGGTGAGATATAATCTTCAAATCTTTCCTTAGAAATAGTAAGAGTTATTTCGTTTGTTGCTTCAATACCAAACTTGGTTAGAAGAACTGGATTCTCTCCATATCCATCAAAAGTATCTACATATGCCTCTAAAGGATATGCGTCATCAAATTTAGATTGTACTACTTCCCTTATTATTTTATTTTCTTCAACATATTTTCTGGGCATATAATGTACTTCAACACCATACATCCTCAACTGTTCGTTGATTAAATCCTGAACTAAATTCTGTTCAGATCTTGCTCCTTGTTGAAAAAAGGGATTGAGCACTATATTAACCTATCATATCTAGAGGTGGAATTTCATAAGTATTGGACATCATTTCTCTGATGACTTCTAAGTCCTTTTCACCATCATCGTAAATTTGTCTTCCATTTAATTCAATACCACCTGGTAATTTAACTCCTTGGAATTTAAGTAAATTTTGACCCCACTGTCTCTTCATTAATGCAGTTGCATATTTCTTTAAGAAAGAATCATTCCAAACTCTTGTATAATCATTTGGATTTAATGCTCTAAAACAATCCATTATTAGGTAATCGCCTGGATTTAATGTTGCCCAGTCAAAGTCAAGGTATAGTCTATCCATCCTCTGATTGAACCTTATTTGCTTCTCTGTGGTCAATAGAAAGTCAATGTCAGACAAATAGGTCTTTGTCATTGCATATGTTAATAATTCAGTTGCACCCCAATAATAAATGTCATTTAAGAACATTTGATATTTAACACTGAACATATTATTTGTTACAGTATTAGAACCATCAAAGTGAAATACTTTAGTTACTCCAATAACAGAAGGAGGAACTTGTAAATAATTTTGATTTTCTTGATATTTAAATTCAGTAGTTAATCCAACATTCTTATCTACAATGGTAGTTGTTATTCCTGTATTACCTGCTTGTCCTGGTCCCTTTCCTCTATCAATATCATCTTGGGTTACTTTATATTTTAAATATACCTGTGCGACACCATCAAAATGCCTTTCATTAAAATACTGAATTGCATCATCAATGATGTCTTCTACTTGCTCATCGGCAACATTAATTTCAAGCACTGGAGCTCCCAGTTGCCTTTTGCAATAATCAGTAAATTCTTGTCTACTTGCTGGTTGTGCCATTTATACACTATACCTTTCTATTATTTAGGGAGCAGAAGAAATACCTGGATAAACCAAGATATTTCCATTTACTATATTATAAATTGTAGAACCTGAACTAACTAAAACGTTATAAACATATCTTCCTTCTACCAGTGTTCTAGTATCTGTGGAACCCACTGATACTTCAAAAACACCTCCTGCTGCACTTGTAAATCCAACATTAAAAGTGGTAGCAGGAACGGTGGTTGCACCTATACCTGCACTTTTTTGCATCTGAGATGATGCAGTATATCCTGTAAAATTATATGGAGAATTGGAGGTATCAACAACATTAAATTTTGCTGTAAAATCTGCACCAGAATAAAGAGTCAAATTAGCAGCATAAGGAACTCCTGCTGTGGGATCAAATGTTAAATTCTTACTTGACATTGTAGACTAACTCCTTAAGTAAAGATTTGATTTCGTTCATTTCATTTTTTAAATTAGCGAGATCCTCTTCCATATTTGTTACTTTATCGTTTTCTTTTGCTTTTACTTTACGACGTGTCACATATCTTTCATAATCTGAAGCATTAGTGTTAATAATAGCATTTGATTTGGGATCTCGTTTGAGATCCGCATTACCTTCTACGTTAATCATGCTAATGCCATCACTCTCAATCTTCTTGCACGAGGTACATGTACCTGTGATGTTGAAGTCATCACGAGTTTAATTCTATAATACCTATATGAAGGTAATTCATCTGCAGTAAATGTATATTCAACATAATCAAGATCTTTAGCATCTTGTCCATAACCATTTGATTTTGTAATAAAATCGTCTGTCGAACCATCATTATTTGCAGGGTCAATAACTTCTCCATTCTTGTTCAAGTTTGCATATCCAGGGAATGGAACAAACACAGGATCAATTCCTGGTTGAGCATTGACTGCATAGAATGCTCTAATGTCTGTATTAACATTAATATGAGCATCTAATATT